ATAAAGAGGGGTAAGCTATATAGGATATAATATATACGGTTATATATATTAGTATATTACTATACTAATATTATCTTTTTTTCTTATGTATATTTGATAATATAATGGTTTAGTTGGTTTAGATGGTAAAGGTGTTTGATTCATAACGGAAAAATAACTAGTCCTACTGTAGACCTACTACGTGATTTTTTACCACGTGGTATAGTTTGCTTTACAACTGATTAAAAAAGAGGCAGTTGTAAAGCAAGCCGGAACGATCGTTCTTATGGCAGGTATCGTCGGGAATGTGCCGCCAGTAATCGGATAGCCTAAAAGGCTGGCACGATTCTTGCTTAAACCCTGACGGATTTTCGTTTCCACTTTCGGAATGGAGTAAGCGCTTACTCTCAAACATGGCACAATTCATTTGACATAATATCCCTTCTACGCAATAGACAAACATTATGCGGCTAGAGTGTGTAAGCGCTCACTGTAAAAGGTGAAGGATTCGGCTTGAGTGGATGACTGATAGGGGGGGGAGTCTATGATTATATTGTGATGGCGGTGGCAGCCAACGATTCACTAAAAAAATTAAAACAGAATACCCCTACAGGCTAATCAACTATTCACGGCATATTGACATCCTCTACCAGATAGTGAATACTCACCCCTATGACGATAATCGACGACACCCAAATACCTGTTCGCTCCGTCACCCGTGTCACAACGGTGGACGACAGCGGTGACTTCCCGCAACTAAAAAAGACGGTAGTAATGACACCGGATGACAAAGCGCGGCTATTGAAAGAGCGCGGAGTCTTGCTGAACTTACGGGGTCATGAGTTGCTTGAGAAGGCGATTGAAGTCGCCCTAGATGATTCGCACGGTGGTCAGATGACTGCGTTGAAGCTGCTCGTGGATCGCCTGTTACCGATGTCGGCATTTGACGATGCTAAGAACGCGACATCGAGACCTCAAATATCTATCAACATTACGGGGTTGAACGACATCACAGTAACGGACACCACAACACACTCAGCGGATGTAGACATCTCGGATGCCGACATCATCACATCCAATGACGAGGACTTACTATGACCACAAGCCCCTACACGCACGTCAAGCGGCCATATCGGGCGTACTGTATGCAGTACACTTCGGAGACGGAGAAGATGGTCGTTGACCTAATAGCTGAAGCAGGAGGCGAAGCCTCGCCGTATGCTGGTGACTTGATGGTGCGTTGGTTCGGGAAGCAGACACCGGTGATTGATATGTTCCATCGCGGAATGTGGTTACGGCAAGGAGAGAATGGAGTGATTAAGTTGATGACGGACGCAGAGTTCCAGTTGAAGTACGAGGTATGCCGTGGCTGATCTAACGTTTGCGATGTTGCCGTGGCAGAAGGAAGTATTATCCCACCCTGCCCGTTTTAAGGTAGTAGTAGCTGGTCGTCGATGTGGTAAATCCCGGATGGCGGCGGTGAACTTGCTCATTGAAGGGTTACAGTGTCCGAAAGGGTCGGCGGTGATGTATGTCACCTCTACGCTTGGGCAAGCCCGTCAGATCATCTGGGATGTATTGCTAGAGTTAGGTCATGGGGTTATTGCTACTGCGAACATTAATAACCAGGACATCATGCTAGTAAACGGTGCACGGATATATGTACGAGGTGCAGACAGACCCGATACGTTACGCGGCGTATCGTTGACCTATGTTGTTTTGGATGAGTACGCTGACGTGAAGCCTATCGTGTGGGAGCAGATTATTCGCGCTGCGCTGTCGGATAAGAAGGGTCGGGCGTTGTTCATCGGTACACCGAAAGGGCGTAATCACTTCTTCGACCTATTCCATGAAGCGTCGTCTGGTGCAGATCCTGAGTGGAAAGGTTGGCACTTCACAACGGCGGACAATCCGTTGATCGACCCTAAAGAGATTGAGGCCGCACGGAATACGTTGTCGTCGTTTGCATTTAAGCAAGAGTATATGGCCTCGTTCGACAACGCCGGTGCTGACGTATTCAAAGAGCAGTGGTTGAGATACGGCAAAGAACCGCTGGAGGGGTCTTGGTTCATCGCCTGTGACCTAGCGGGGTTTACGGATTCTGCACCAGTTGCAGCTAATCGAAAATCTCGACTAGACCAGTCTGCGATTGCGGTAGTGAAGGTGACGGATACGGGAAAATGGTGGGTGAAGAAGATTGAGCATGGGCGTTGGGACGTGCGCGAGAATGCGGTGCGGATATTGAAAGCGATTCGGGATTACCGGCCATTAGGAATTGGTATCGAAAAAGGTACGACGATGAACGCTGTGATGCCGTACCTATCAGACCTAATGCGTAAGAACGGAGTGTACGCCAACGTCAAACCGCTTACCCACAACAACCAGAAAAAGACAGATCGGGTGGTGTGGGCATTGCAAGGATTATTCGAGCATGGCCGAATTACCTTGAATGATGAAGAAAATTGGGTAGAGTTTGAAGATCAGTATTTGATGTTTCCAACGAAGAATGTCAAGGATGACCAGATGGATGCGTTGGCGTATATCTCGCAGATGGCCGTAACGTCGTATGCTGACGATGAAATTGACGACGGCGGTAACGAAGTGATTGACGTAATATCAGGATATTAAAATGGTTGCACAAATATAAAAAATGATATACTACGCGGAAGTAAACACTTACTAACCGAATTTTGGAGGTCGCTATGTCAGATTTTTCACAACCATTAGCTGTTACCGCAGTCCCGTCTAACTTTGCCACATACTTCTTCCGTGCAGCAGATTATGTACCGGCGGCTACTGCGACAGATGTTCTGAACATCAAAGGCGCAGCGGGTAAAATCATCTACATTACCCGAATCTCAGTAGGTGGTGTTGCGACTGCGGCATCGTTGTATGACCTCTACATCACCCGTCGCACAACGGCTAACGCGGGCGGCACATTCACTAACCCAGTTGGCGCATCGGCTGACGCACGTGATCCAGCACAGTCAGCTATTGTCACCCAGTATTCTGCCAACCCTACGACACTAGGTACAGGTGTTGCCCTTGACGGCGAACGGCTATGGCTACCGGCAGCGGCTACACCTACGGGCGCACCGGGACGATTGGTGTACGATTTTGGTACACGAGGTGGTAAAGCCCCGACCCTACGTAGCGCGTTGGACTCCATCTCGATTAGTTTCAATGCGCAAGCCGTTCCTGCGGGCGCATCGCTGTACTTGAACCTAGAATGGGTTGAGGAAGCTGCTTAAGGAGATTGATATGCCGTTGAAAAAAGGTTCGTCATCTAAAACTGTCAGCGCGAATATTCGCACCGAGATGAAGCACGGCAAACCGCAGAAGCAAGCGGTGGCCATTGCACTCTCGGTAGCTGGCAAGAGTAAACCCAAAAAGAAATGAGTTGAACTATGGAACCATCCGACTACTCCCTAGACAACACCGCATCGGTAATTGAGCCGATTACTGAAGGTGAAGTTCCTAAGTTCCATGAGCCAACTGAGAACGAGAAAGAACTTCTTGAATTCGTTGTTGATCATACGGACGATTGGCGTGAATACCGTGACCAGAATCATCTTGACGACTGGCTGAAGTACGAGCGTATTTTCAAAGGTGAGTGGGCATCGGAGGATAAGCAACGTAGTTCCGAGCGGTCGCGTATCGTCTCTCCTGCGACACAACAGGCGATTGAAACCCGCCATGCGGAGATTATGGAAGGTGTATTTGGTCAGGGTGAGTTCTTTGACATCCAAGACGACGTAATAGACGTAAACGGAACACGAGTTGACATCGAGCAGATGAAAAATCAGCTTAACGAATCGTTTAAGCAGGATAAAGTCCGTTTGGCGATTGACCATATCGCGTTGATGGCTGAAATCTACGGTACGGGCATTGGTGAAATCACAGTTGGTAAAGAAAAACTGTACAAGCCAGCTACAATGCCTATCGACCAGAATACGGCGGCTTATGGTGTGCAGGAATCTGAGCGCGTATCAGTAAAATTGGTACCTGTAAACCCTAAAAACTTCCTATTTGACCCAAACGGGCAGTCGATTGACGACTGCATGGGTGTTGCCATCGAGCGTTACGTCTCTATCCACAAAATCGGACATGGCATCGCCACCGGAAAGTATCTGAATGTCGATATTGGTACGCTTTATGAGGATGATTCTCTGGAATCGACAGTCGAATCCAAGAACTTTGAGAAAAACAAAATCAAAATTCTGACGTACTACGGTTTAGTCCCTAAAGAGTACCTTGCGGGTGACAATACTGACGTAGTTGACCTATTCGGCAACGAAAAAGAATTGCCCGAAGTCGATGATGGCATGGCAGAGGCTTTTGACGACTACGCAGACATGGTAGAAGCTATTATCGTGGTTGCAAATGATTCAGTATTGCTCAAGGCCGAAGAATCGCCGTACATGATGAAGGATCGCCCTGTAATCGCTTTCCAAGCAGATACGGTACCTGGTCGCCTTCTAGGGCGTGGTACAGCGGCTAAAGCGTTTAATATGCAGTCAGCCATTGATGCACAAATGCGGAGCCATTTAGATGCCTTAGCGTTGACTACAGCCCCTATGGTGGCCGTGGATGCAACACGACTACCGAGAGGCGCGAAGTTTGAGGTTAAGCCTGGTAAAGCCTTCTTAACCAACGGCGCACCAGCCGAAATCATCATGCCATTCCATTTTGGCACAAACGATGGTCAAGCAATGCAAACGTCTAAAGAGTTTGAGCGGCTATTACTGATGGCAACCGCTACGTTGGACAGTCAAGGTATGGTATCGGCAGGTAGTCGTGATGGCGGCGGTCTCGCACCGGCTGTTGCTGGCATTATCAAGAAATACCGTCGGGTGCTGACTAACATTCAGGAACAATTTGTCATTCCATTCGTGAACAAGGCGGCATGGCGTTTCATGCAGTTCTCGCCAGAAACCTTCCCATCGGTAGATGTGAAGTTCATCCCAACGGCCACGTTAGGTGTAATAGCGCGTGAGTATGAGCAACAGCAGTTAGCATTCTTGATCCAGACATTGGGTGCGAACTCACCGATGACACCGATTTTGATGCAAGGCATTGTAGCCAACAGCTCATTGTCGAATCGTGAAAAGATTTTGGAACAAATGAGTAAGGCATCACAACCTGACCCACAAGCCCAACAACTTGCAATCCAGAAAGACCAAGTTCAAGTTGGATTGGTTCAAGCGCAATCTCAAGAACTCCAAGCTAAAGCTCAGATGCACCAAGCAACGGCTCAAAAGTTCATAGTTGACTCTCAGATCGCACCAGAGAAAGCCAAAGCAGACATCATGTCGGCTATCTCTCGTAACCTTCCTGACCAAGACGCGGCGGCTAAGAATGAGTTTGACCGTCGCGTTAAGATCGCTGAACTCATGCTTAAGGAAGAAGATACGAAGAATAATCGCGCCCAAGTCGAGATGCAGATGCAGAGTAGTCAATCGAGAGCATTAAATGGATAAGCAACTTCAGGAGTACTACGAATCTCGCTTCTCTATGTTTGCTGAACGTGGGTGGCGGGATTTAATTGAAGATGTGGTAAAAATACAACAAGCAGTTAATAGCATTTCCGGTATTCCCGACGCTAAAACTTTGCACTTTAAGCAAGGGGAACTCAGTATTTTGAATTGGTTGCTTAATTTAGAGGCAACAAGTTTAGAAACTTACAACGAAATGAAAGGTGAAAATGCGAATTCTGATGGACTATAAGTGTCGGGATTGCGGTCTTATCTCTGAACGATTCTTAGAAGCGGGTACTAAAATTACGGAATGTAAGTGTGGTGGTATCTCCGACAAGATTATTGGTGTTCCGACCGTGATGTTAGATGGCACGAATCCAGACTATCCGGGCGCATACGGCAAATGGGCAAAAACCCGTGAACAAAACGCTCGCGTCACAGCTAAACGAAATGGTTAGTGAGTGCTTGCAAACTTTTTTAAGTAGGTGTATATAGCAATCCCATACGTGTCAGGAATCCCGCAAGGCTCTGACATTCCGAATAACCTGCAACCAATAGGACAGGAGAAGTAAAATGGCTGAATTATTAGACGACGTGATTGAACCGAGTGAATTAGATGTTGTGGAATCTCAAATTGAGGAAACCCACAATAGCGCACCGGAGGAAGTAGCGCAGAAATCTGCTGAAGATGAGTTGCCTGATTTTTATCGGGGGAAAACGACATCGGAGATAGCCAAGATGCACCGAGAAGCTACCCAAGCGTTAAGTCGCCAAGGTAATGAGTTAGGTGAGGTTCGCAAACTCGCGGACGAGCTATTGAAATCACAGTTAATGAAGAAAGCCGAACAAGAGAAGCCAGCGGAAGTTGACTTTTTTGAGAATCCCCAAGAGGCGATTCGTCAAGCGGTAGAGAACAATCCTAAAGTGTTAGCGGCGGAGCAGTATTCGCTACAAGCGCAACGGGAAAGTGCTAAACGTGACTTAAACGCAAAACACCCAGACATTGGGCAGATTGTTGGTGATAGTGAATTTATTGACTGGGTGAAAGCCTCGAAAGTACGTTCCCAATTATTCCAACAAGCGGATCAGAGTTATGATTTAGATGCGGCAGATGAATTGTTATCGACGTTTAAGCAACTACGCGGCGTAAAGCAACAGCGCGAAACTGCTCAAACCCAACAAGTTGTATCGAACGACACTAAAGTACGCGATCAAGCGTTACGTGCCGCCTCGGTAGAGACGAGTGGAACGGGTGAATCGACTAAGAAAGTTTATCGCAGTGCGGATTTAATTAGATTGAAAATTCGTGACCCTCAACGGTACGAGGCGATGTCAGATGAAATCTATCAAGCCTACCAAGATGGTCGCGTTCGATAATATAAATTTTAAGGAGTAATACTATGGCACTAGGCTCAAATCAAACAACCGTAACCACTTCGGCTAACTTCATTCCGAAAATGTGGTCGGACGAAACCATTGCTGCATACAAAGCCAAACAGGTTTTGGGCAATTTGGTTAAGAAAATTAGCTTCAAAGGCAAAAAAGGCGACACACTGCATATTCCAGTTCCAGCTCGTGGTTCTGCATCGTCTAAAGCCGCCAACACCCAAGTAACTTTGATTGCTGATACAGCTTCTGAAGTTCAAGTGTTGATTAACCGTCACTTTGAATACAGTAAATTGTATGAAGATATTGCTGAAATGCAAGCGCTGTCATCTATGCGTTCGTTCTACACTGATGATGCAGGCTATGCGTTGGCCCAACGTATCGACCGTGATTTGCACCTGTTAGGCGCGGGTTTCAACGGCGGCGTTATCACGGCTGCTGCGGTATACGAAACAGCTCGTATCGGTGGCGATGGCTTGACTGCATTCGCTGGCGGCGCGGCTGGTACGGCTGTTGGTAACGGTACTGCGTTGACTGATGCTGGTATCCGTAAAATGATCCAAGCTTTGGAAGATGCTGATGTGAATTCTGCTGAATTGTCTTTGGTTATCCCACCTGTAGAAGCTGCCGTTCTGCGTGGTATCAACCGTTTCAGTGAGCAAGCATTCGTTGGTTCTGGTGACGTTATCAAAACTGGTCGTTTAGGCAACCTGTACGGAGTAGAGGTATTTACATCGACTAACTGTCCTTGGATTCACGTCAACAACATCACCGGTACACAATCCGTAACCTTCTCGTCTGCTGCCCCTACAGGCGTTGCATTCGTGGATGAACTAGGCTTGACCGTTGACTGGGCAACTACCACACCTACAAGCACAAAATACCGTGCGGGTATGTTCTTGCATAAAGACGCAGTATGCTTGGCCGAACAACAAAGCATCCGCACTCAATCGCAATATAAACAAGAGTACCTAGGTACTTTGGTTACTTCAGATACCGTTTTCGGTACCAAAGAATTGCGTGACAATGCTGCCGTTGCTTTCATCGTGCCAGCTTAAGTAGTTGATTAAATCAGGGCTTCTCGAAAGAGAAGCCCCTTTCGATAAGCCGCTAATGGCGTTTTATGGAAAGTGAAAATCATGACAACATTCAAATGTAAACGAAGTGGCAACACAGTATCCTTCTTGAGCGAAGATGACATCCGTCAAATGCGAGTTCACGAAGGTTATGATGAGGTATTAGATACCCCAAAACCTATTGTATTGGATGAACTTTTAACGATTGAAGAACCTGTTAAGAAAAAGTCCACAAAAGCAAAAAGTTTGCTATAATCAAGTTAATTAGTAGCATCATGCCGCCTAGCGATAACATGAGTGATTCAGAAATGGGTTATTCAAATTCGTAGGTGGCATTTTTATTAGGTAAATATGGCTATCGAATTCATGGTAATTGCAGCACCGAGAAGTGGCACGACGTGGGCGGCTAATTGGCTGACGACGGACACTACACTATGCTTGCACGATCCTATATTCAACTACCATTATTCTGAATTAGATAATGTAGCATCTAAGCATAAATTAGGTATTTCATGCACTGGGTTGATGTATTTTCCAGAATGGCTGAACAATCATCCTGCTCGTAAAGTGGTATTACATCGGGATAATCAGGAAATACGTGACTCTATCGCGAAACTAGGTTTTCCACCAACGGATGAAGATTATTCCGAGACGTTAAATGTAATCGACGGACAGCATTATGCTTGGTCGGATATATTCGATAACCCAAAACCTATTTACGAGTATTTATTAGATAAAGAATTTGATGCCGAAAGACATAGTGAATTGAAAAAAGTGTGGATGGAGCCTAACTTTAACCAAGTAAATCCAACCGCAGGGGCTTTACATAGGATATTTGATGAGTTAAGGGGTTAATTATGGCAGTCGGAATCGGAACAGGTCTAGCCTTAGCGGCAGGCGGCAGTATCATAGGTGGACTCCTTAGCGGTAATGCCGCTAAAGATGCGGCCGCTACCCAAGCCGCCGCACAACTGGAAGCCGCTAAAATCGCCGCAGACGCGGCTAAATTCCGTCCGGTAGGGGTTACGACTGGCTTCGGGACATCCAACTTTACTACTGACCCTAAAACAGGCTACGTGACGGGTGCAGGCTACACGCTAACCCCTGAAATGCAACGGCAACAGGATCAACTATTAGCTACGTCCGGTGGTATGCTTAACCAGTTTGGTAATGCGGTATCTGCAACAGCCCCGCTGGGTACTGCCGCGAATACGGCGATGACCTTAGGGCAAGGCTACTTAGCGACTACTCCACAAGAGCAAGCCGCTAAGTATATGGCCGAGCAACAAGCCTTACTACAGCCTGGTCGTGCCGAAGCGTTAGCTGCCTTAAACAATCAGCAAGTCCAACAAGGTCGAAGTGGTATCGCCATCGGTGGTGGTAATGGCATGATGGCAACTAATCCTGAGATGGCTGCGTATTACAACTCACTGTCTAAAGAGAACTTAGGACTCGCCGCAAGTGCTACCCAAGGCGGTATGGATTACGCTAAATTTGGCGCAGGAATGGTTGGTACAGGCGGTGACTTACTGAAACAAATGTACGGCACTCAAACTGCCGCGTATTCACCGTATCAAACAGCACTAGGCGGAGTATCTACGATTGAAGGTCTTGGCCAGAATGCCCTAGACGTAGGTATGTCCATTGGAGGTAAAACTACTGCCGCCAATGCTAGTTCTGGCGCATTGCTGGCTAACGGCATGACGAATGCTGCCGCGGCAATGGCACCTGCTAACGCATACAGCCCGTGGGCGAATATCCTTAGTGGGGCAAGTAGTGCGTTGGGGAATTATGCAATGTCACAAGGCGGTGGGTATCAAGTTGCTCCTGGTAGTGGTTCTTCGATGCAACCTACAAGCGTAATGTGGGATGGCGGTTCTGCACCTACCGCAACATCGGTATGGAATACCAAGCCGGTATATTAAAGGATTAAATTATGGCTAATGACATCGTAGCAGGACTTTTCGGACTATCGCCAGATCAAGTTCGTCAGCAGCAGCAACTTGAGATTCAAAAGGCGGCGTATTCGCAGGCGCAAATGAACCCATTTGACCGTGCCGGCATGATGATGGCGCAAGGTGGTGCAGGTCTAGTAGACGTCGCCGCACCAGCGTTTGGACTACAGAATCGTGAAGTAGCCGCTGCGCAGACCCGTCAAGAGGTTTTGCAAGGGTTAGACGTGACCGATCCTGAGAGCATTAAAGCAGCAGGTGAGAGCGCACGTCAACGTGGAGACTTCCAATTGGCCACACAATTAAGTCAACTCGCTAATCAGCGTGAGGTTGAGAAGGCAGCAATAGCCCGTTCGGCAGCACAAACGGCTAAAGACCAAGCCGAAGCGGATGCAAAAAATCGTGAGCAAAATAAACCTAATATCGAAAAGGTTGGTTTAAGTACTGAACTGCAACCGGTATATTTTGATAAAAATACGAAGAGTCAATTCATATTAGACGCTACTGGTAAGCCGCAGCTATATACGGGTGCCATCCATGAGAAACCGGGTGTAACAGTTAATGTAGGGGATAAAGGTCAGGGTGCCTTCGCAATTGAAATGGGTAAAGAGGATGCTAAACGGGTTACCGCCGCACAAACGGCCGGTACGGCTGCCGCAGATCAGTTGCAAACGTTAGGTGCTATGGCTAAAAGTTCAGATGCGGCACTATCGGGGTCATTAGCCGCTGGTCGTGCCAGCCTATTAAACTTATATAACACCCTTGGACTATCTACACCACAAGAGAATGACCAATTAACTAAATCTACGATGTTTACGAAACAGTCTGGAGACTTGATAGTAACTAAGATTAAGGCGCTAGGTACTAATCCTTCTAACTCAGATTTAATATTTATTAGGCAAATAGTTCCACAATTAGAGAATTCAGCAGATGCAAGGCGGCAGTTAATTCGCTATCTAGCGGATAAAGCCCAAGCGGTTGTAGACGAAACCGCTCGTATAGATGTGTATGCGAGAGCGCACGGCGGGTTAGGGGGTTATAAGCCGGTATTAAAGTTATCCGGTTCGGACGTGTCCGCCGCATTAAGGCCACAACTGTCTCCGGAACAAGCTCGTGCAGAATTACAACGTCGCCAAGGCGCACAATAGATCGGAGATGGTATGGATTTGTCTCAATATAGTGACGAAGAGTTAAAACAGATTGCGGCACAGCCCACTGTAGATAATTCTATTAGTGGTCAGTTAGCGCGACTACCTAGCCAAGCTTTAGATACTACTAAACGCTTGGTGCAAGGTGTAAGTCGTGGGGCGACGGGACTATTATCGCTTCCTGCCGAAGTTATCTCGCTACCGTATAATTTATACCAAACAGCAACAGGTGGTCAACCGGTTACACATACTGCGTCTACGATGAAGTTTTTTGGACAAAAACCTACGCAACAGGGGGACGTAACAGGGATGTTTGGCGAAGGAATGGCGGGTGCAGTAAACATACCTAGCGCAGTAGTAGGTGGTCTAACTAACATTGCCGCTAAAACCGCCTTCCCTAATAGCCCAGTCGGTCAACTTGGTATCTCGGCGATACTGCCAACTGTTGCCGCAACGCTAGCGGGACGACGCGCATCCTTACCACCTGGAGTTCCGAAAGGCTCGACGGGGGAAACTGGGATTACTATCACACCTGGTCAACGATCAGGGGTGGAAAGTCAATTAGTAGCTGAACAAAATTTACGAGGAGCAGTACAATCCCGACCAGCCTTTAATGCGTTAGAATCGAGCCAAACGGCGGGGCTAAAAGATTTTGCGGGTCAAATTCAAGATACCATAGGTAATCCTAATCTAACGGCAACGCAGATTAGGGATAGTGTAGTTGGTCTTGCGACTAAAGCGAGTGATGCTGCGGTTAATAAGTTTAGGGCAGTGAATAGACTGAATTTTAATGCTGCGACTAAAGCCGCTGGAAATACACCTATTATTGCTACCGACAATGTGGTAGGTAAAATTGATGATTTAATCTCACGGTATGACACCCGTGAAGGTGCTGCGTTTGGCGGAGAAGTAGATGCACTAAAACAGTTAAGGGATAGTTTCGTCATTAAGGGGAGTCCAGCGACTTCAATCCCGTCTGCGATAATAGATGCTTCAGGTAAACCTGTTAGCGTAGCTACTACTGCGGCTATCCCGGATTCGATGGCTAAATTAACTATTTCCGAATTGAAAGATTATTTAGAATCATTTGGTAAAGCGGCAAGGTCAGGTGGTACGACAACGGTAGGTACCAGCCCTAATCCGTTAAAAGGATTATCTCCTGGTACCGCTAAATATATTTCACGAGAAGTATTAAACGGTTTTAGGGATGATCTAAATGCCGCACAGTTAGAGAACTTACCGGGTGCCGCCGAATTAGTTAAAGCTAGAGAAGGCTACAAAAATGGGTTAAAAGACTTAAATGCAATGGCTGTAGAACCATTGATGAAGAAATTAAACATCGAATCCGAAGCCGCATTAAACCCCGATGCTGTAGTTGCGGGGTTGTTGAAAGCGCAGCCTACTCAACGTAAAGCACTCTTGGAATTAGTAGGCAACGCCCATCCTGAAGTGTACCAAACACTGCGTCATCGTGCGTGGCAAGAGATATTGGCTAAAGTTGACACTTCAACGGATATGGCTACGCAACTAATGCAATTACGGAAAAAAGTATTGACTGAACGGATAGGTAATACTGCCGATGGTATTCCATTTGATGATTTCTTATTCTCATCCGTAGGCGAAAAAGCTAAGTTTAATTCGCTAGTGAATGATGTAAATACTATCTCCCGTAAAGCATCGTCAATAGAAGCATCCCAGTTGAATGTGCAGAACTTAGCATCAAATGCCGCTTCAGTTATAGGGGGCGCACCAGCTCGCTATGCTACTAATGCTTTGATTGCAGTGAAACGACTACTCACGGGTGCGGATACGGCTAAAGTAGCCGCCGTACTGACTTCGCCTAATGCTAGGGAAGCCGTGAACACTCTTGCGAAAGCTAGATCGTGGGATGGTAGGGTAGCACAAGATGCTATAGATAAGATTATCCCTTTCATGACAAACTATGAAAAGAACTTGGCAAAAGGCGGTATTAGCGCAGCCGGAGCGGCATTCGTTCCACCCCCCGTACCGCAAGCCCCACAACAAGACCTAAGTAGTTACTCATTAGAAGAATTACAAGCTATTGCTAAAGGACAACAACCATGACCTATTTACAACTCGTGAACAACGTCCTAATGCGCCTACGGGAATCTGCCGTTCCCTCAATCTCGTCGTCCACCTATGCACAACTGATTGGTAAGTTTATCAATGATGCGAAACGGCAGACAGAGGATGCGTATGACTGGAATGCGCTGACCGCAACGGTGCCTATCGCTACTACACCAGGATCATCATCGTACCTATTAACCGGTACTGAAAGTCGGTTTAAAGTAATTGACGTTATATCTCAAAAGAACGTATTGACATTGCAGAATATGCCTATCTCATGGTTGACACGGCAACTCATGATGCCCAATAAACAGTCTGGCCAGCCAATGTATTATGGTTTTAACGGTACCGACGCGACGGGGGCGAGTTATGTAGATTTATTTCCAGTTCCAAATACTGTTGATACGATATATTTCAATCTTATCGCACCGCAAGCCGACTTATCGGCGGATAGTGATGTTATACTTATCCCGTCTGAACCCGTTGAACTTGCTGCCTACGCTAGGGCTATAGTTGAACGGGGCGAAGACGGCGGTTTAGGCTCATCTGAAGCCTACGCATTAAGTAAAAGCGTATTAGCGGATTATATCGCTATTGAATCTAGTCGGTTCGTTGAAGAATCTTGCTGGGAAGCCGTATGAAACCAATCACGCCATTCGCTATATCTGCACCGGGATTCTCAGGGTTAAACCTGCAAGATAGCCCTGTAGATATGGCGTCGAGTTTTGCGTTACAGGCAAATAACTGCGTCATCGACAAGTCGGGTCGTATCGCCTCTCGGAAAGGCTGGACACGCGCCCACCCGACTAACGTGGCCTTAGGCGCAACGGCCACTATCGACGCCTTAGGTAGTGTCTTAGGCCTAGGCGGTATCGAAACGATCCTAGCCGCAGGTAACAATCAACTATTCAAGATTGCCGGTAGCGCACTCGTCACGTTGACGTATGGTGGTGGTGGTGTCGCGCCGACTATCACTGCGAGTGACTGGAAAATCGTCAACTTAGGTGGTATCGCCATATTCTGGCAAACCGGACACGACCCACTAATATATGACCCTGTAGTATCTACGACAACCTATCGCCGTCTGGCTGAGCAAACAGGATTCGCAGGTACGATGTTCCAATGTAACGAAGCCCTTAGTGCCTATGGTCGCATCTGGGCGGCGGATACGGCAGTTGACAAGAGTACCGTCATCTTCTCCGACGTATTGACCACGCATATTTGGACGGGCGGCACAGCAGGTTCGATTGATGTCCGTAAAGTATGGCCGACAGGCAGCGACGCGATTGTCGCCTTGGCCTCCCACAACGGATTTCTGTATATCTTTGGTCGTCGTAGTATTTTAATCTATTCAGGTGCAACCAATCCCGCGACGATGGCCTTAGCTGACACTATAGTAGGTATCGGCTGTGTCGCACGGGATTCAGTTCAGATGACGGGTGAGGATATTATCTTCTTGTCAGATACGGGTGTTCGGTCGTTGTTGCGGACTATTCAAGAGAAGTCGCAGCCGATGAGAGCGTTGACGCGCAACGTATTAGAGGAAGTGCAATCCCATGTGTCAGTAGCTAACCTAGCGAAGGTTAAGTCGGCATATAGTCCATCTAACGGCTTCTACCTAATTTGCTTTCCAGCAGCGGATGAAACCTATTGCCTAGACATGATGAGACCCTTACAAGACGGGTCAGCACGTGTAACAACGTGGACTTCGATTACACCAACGGCTATGTATGAATCCCGTGACCGTAAGCTCTACTTAGGCAAAGCAGGGGTTGTAGGGCAATATGGCGGATACTTGGACGATACCGCTACCTATCGGATAGCGTATTACACGACGTGGATGGACTTTGGCAACCAGATTATGACAAGCATACTGAAGAAAGTCATAATAACGGTCATCGGAAGCGTCAATCAGGTTATCGTTGCAAAATGGGCGTATGACTTCAGCAATGTATATTTTAGCGAAGCCACTACTATCCCAGGTAGCGTGACACCTTCAGAGTATGGTATAGCCAAATATAACATCAACGAATACTCGCCCGGCACTACCTTTACGACTGCCGCATTTCAAGGCAGTAGCTCAGGCAAAGTATTACAATTTGGTTTTGAAGCTGTGGTAAACGGAGCGGCAGTATCCATCCAGAAAATTGAACTATTCACGAAAGACGGGAGGTTGTAATGAGCTATTTAAAATTAACAGACTTCGCAGCGAAAGATGCGTTAGTTAGCGGCAACCCACTCAAGACCGTAAAAGGTACAGAAATCGGTGCTGAATTTGACGCGATTGCGACGGCAAGTGCCTTAACTGATTCAAATCTTGCCGTACTCATTGCAGATAAAGCTCCTCTAGCCTCACCTACCTTCACTGGTACTGTAACAGGCGGTACTGGTGGTTTTTCTGGTGCACATAATGGTACTGTTGGTGCCACAACACCAAGCACTGGTGCCTTTACTGCAGTGACGGCGACAGGTAACATCACTGCATACTTCTCAGATGAGCGTTTAAAAACTAACTTAGGCAACATTGAGAATGCCTTGGCTAAAGTGCAGACCCTTGATGGTTTTTACTATGAGCCAAATGAAACCGCCCAAGCGTTAGGGTATGCAGTTAAACGAGAAGTTGGTGTATCTGCACAACAGGTTCAGGCTATACTACCAGAGATTATTGCACCTGCCCCGATTGATAACCAGTACTTGACTGTAGACTATGCACGCTTAGTGCCACTTTTGATTGAGGCTATTAAAGAACTTGAAGCCCGCGTAGTAGAGTTGGAGAACAAATAATGGCTATACACGCCGCAGGGACAGCACTGACATTCACTGAGATAGTCTCCGAGTTCGGAGGGGCTGCCCCGCATTCTATGAGTGAGTACATCCGTGGAGGTGGACTTGTACCTAATGGCCCCGCCGCCAATGCAAACATACCGACCACGCTCGCAAACATAAGCTTTAATCAATTCTATGGAGCGCAGAACGCGTTTATTATTGGCTCATCAGGTTCGCCCGTAAATATCGGTGCTCAAACAGATTTCAACTTGCGAACATGGTGTGTCGCGCAAGGGTGGAACGGACTATACCCGTTGCTTGCATACGTCAACGTGAATGCTGAAATTAAAGCTTCATCGGTTGTTACTTTTGCTTTTGCGGTTGCGTCTGCTGGGCAGTCGTTCCCTGCTTCATCTAGTATAAACATCACCGTCAATGCTGGTCAATACATTGTCGGGAGCGGTGGTGTTGGCGGTGATGGTGGCAGTGGTGGTCCTGGCGGAGACGGCGGGGTTGGTGGTGTTGCTTTTTATTGCCCACCGACAGTTAGTGCATCGCTTGTAAATATAACAAATAATGGAATAATCGGCGGCGGCGGCGGCGGCGGTGGTGGTGGTGGTTACGATGTTAACTCCGCCGGGATCGGCGGCGGCGGCGGTGGCGGTGCGGCATACGCGAATGGTGGATTGAGCGGCTTTGGTGCAGATGGATGGTCTGCAACACAAACTGCTGGTGGCGCTGGCGGAACTCCTTATCATGATGGCGGTTACGGTGGCGATGGCGGCGGATTGGGCGGTGCTGGCTATGAGGGCGCACCAGCTGGTTCTCCTGGTGGTTGGGGCGGTGGTGTTGGTGGGTTAGCGGGTGCGGCAACAAATGGTGCGGCTAACGTGACTTGGCTGGCAACTGGCACTCGATATGGTTCTGTTGGTTAAATTGTATGATAAAGGTATAACATGACTATCTCCACCACAACTGCATTTAGGGTATAATCTATCGCAATTCAAAGTTAGTAAGGACTCACTATGGCTATCTACAGAGGTACAGGCACAAGTTCAACCGGATTGACAATTCCAGAGTTGGTCGTTCAGGCTGAGACAGCCTCGACGAATGCCAGTGTAAGTGCAACATCCGCGGCTGGTAGTGCAGCAAGTGCGTTAGCAATTTTCGCCAACACCACAGCGATGAATGCCGCCGTAGCGACAACAACTACTAACTCAACGAATGCAGGGAACAGCCAAACTGCGGCGGGGAATAGTGCGACTGCAGCAGCACTCTCAGCGACGAATGCCGCAGGGTCAGCCTTAACCGCCTCGAATGCAGCAGGCTCGGCGGGGCTATCAGCAACTGCCGCAAGTAATAGTCAAACTGCTGCGGGGAATAGTGCGACTACGGCAGGGAATAGTGCGACTGCAGCGGTAGGGTCAGCTTTAACGGCATCAAACGCATCCACAGCATCTGGTAATAGTGCAGTAGCCGCCGCACTATCTGAAACGAACGCGGCAGCATCAACAGCCAGCGCGTTAGCGATTTACGGCAGTATTGGTGCGGTCAATACCGCCGTTACGAGTGCGTCTAATAGCGCAACGGCTGCAAGTACCTCAGCTACCAATTCGGCAAATAGTGCAATCGCAGCAACTACTAGCGCAACTACGGCAACTAATCAAGCCGCGTTGGCGTTGACCTATGCTGATTCGGCATTAACCCGATCGAACCTAGCATCGAGCTATGCGTCCGCTGCGGCTGGGTCTGTAATTACCGCCGAGTCGGCAGCTACAGCATCTGCAACATCCGCTGCTAACTCTGCGGCACTATATAGTGGGTTGTCTACCGTGAATGCTGCGGTGTCTACCGCCAATACTTCTGCTAACAGTGCAGCTGCCTCAGCTTCAGCAGCCTCAGCCTCAGCCACAACCGCCACCAACGCTAGCAACCTAGCGGTGACAGCTTGGAGCGCATCAACTGCACCAAACGAAACCCTAGCCACGGTAAATAAAACATTCTTTACCTCAGCAGCCATTGTTGATTCAATCATTTATGACACACGAAAAGATAGCGATGGTGGTGCTTGGCGTAAACGCTGCACAGGGACATCTTGGTATAACGAAACGGTGTATGGCAAATGGTTAGGCGAAGTAGCAAATGAAGCAGCTGCTCGTGCCATCGTGGGTGCAACAACCAACGACTATTTCCACAACACCACTGACGGATTATTTTACGCACTGAATGTAACCTCAGGGGTTACACAAGTTTATCGCGGAAACAAACGTGAGTTTCCCGAATGCGTTGGTATTGTCACGGAAGCAACCCGTGAAATATATTTTGATTTAACCGACGCAACGATGCCAATGTGGAAAGTAGTGCCACGAGTGGGCAAATCTTTAGGCTATGTTGCTGCATCAAATGGTAAAGTTATTGTTGGCTCATCCTCTGGTGTCTTCGTCGAAGATTTTATTAAATCCTTAGTTGGTCAGGTTGAAAGTTACACAACTACAACTGTGCCAGCAATTATTAATAACGCCGTCAGCTCCCTCGCAGCCACAGTATTACCAAACGCTCCTATTGACCCTGCAACCGGTATCGCCGTTCCAACTATTGCGGTAGGTACTGCTGGTGGGGTGTCTGAAATCCAAAACGATGGAACGGTAACCAATAGTGCCTTAACCACAGCCGCTTACGGCGTGTCTTATGACGCACTAAATCGTATTGTTTGGAACACAACGACTGATATTAACTGTTCGCCAGTTGCACCGAGAGCGGCAGCGTTTACTGCATCAACTACGTCAGACATTAAACTAGGCTCTGGTGCGTATAGCACAAGTAATCTGCCGGTCATGCCTGCAATTACAACAGCAACAGGAAAGACTGTTAAAAATGCCGTGGCGAGCTCATCTGGATTATTACTTACTAAAATTGGACAATCAATTCAGGCAATGTTCGCCGCAGTCACCAACACCTACAACTCAGGCTGGCAAGTCGGCGATTCACGAGGTGCTTGGTTAGCGGATACGGTGGCGGGTACAGTGTCTAATCCGGCAACAGAATCGGACCGTTCAGTCAAAGCCAATCCTCTGACCGTATTCGGAACACTCACCAAATCCCCTGTAGCCGCAGGTTCACAACTTGTTTCTTATTCTGGATTCTCTGCAACTAACTATTTAGAACAACCCTATTCTGCTAATTTGGATTTCGGAACTGGTGATTTCTGTATTATGGGGTGGGTCAAGCGGGCTGCAACTGGAACCGAGTTGATTTATGATAGGACTCAGGCAAACGGCGTTACGCTTTATATATCTAACACAACTGGGTTCTTCTCGGCGTTAATCAACGGGGTAACTTCGGTATCCACCCTAGCACTCCCTGCAAATATTTGGGCGCATTTCGCCATCAAACGTACAGGTACTTCCGTTTATTCTTATGTTAATGGTGTGGTTGCAGGATTAGCTACTGGTACTGCCATTGGAAATACGGTTAATGGGACATCATGCGTTGCTCAAGTGGGCGGCTCAACGACGTATAGCTTATATTCAGCGGGCGCTATATCACTACTAAGAGCTTCAGCCACCGCCCCATCAGCCGATCAAATAGCCTACATTTACGAAACAGAGCGTAAGATGTTTGAACCTAACGCTCAAGTGACCTTAGCAGGTACAAGCGCAGCGGTTACGGCTCTTGCTTATGACGAAGTTACTGACTTGCTTCACGCCGGTACATCATACGGTCGCTCGACGTTTAAAGGGCTGGTTCGTACAGAGAGCGAAGCCACAACTAACGGCGCACCGAAAGCCTATGCAAGTTATGACGGAAATTTAATTCAAGCGGGTGCAACAGGCTCTAAAGTGTACATTCCGAGCAAGGCTATTCGAGACGAGTTAAACCGTGCAGCTGAACAGAAAAAAGCATTTGGTCAAGAACTTATCAGCCAAGACTTTACTGCCACTGCCAGTCAAACAGCATTCGTTTTACCTATTGGTTTTGTGCCTAAGTTCACCTATCAGCAAGGGTTACTTAAAAAGCAAACAACTGGTGCTGGCTACTGGACTTCCTCTTACGACGGGTTTAGATACACAGTTACGCTAGGCACGGGAGCTACCCTAAACGACATTGTTTCCATCCTTTGCACACGGAGTAACTAAGATGAGCAGAATTTATATTGATTTAAAGGGAAGTTATGTTCCTACCTCGAAAGAGGTAGATTACATGGTAACTGAAGAAATTAGAAGCCAATACAATGCGTCACAAGAGACTAAAATCTTACGGCTGTACTTAGCTGACCCTGTGACAAATAAAGTATCCTTTGACACGTATAATTCCTTTGTAGAAGCTTGCCGTGCAGAAGCCACTCAAGTTCGCTCGGGTGCAACCCTGCTTCAAGCGGCTCTCGACTATGAAAGTGCTGAAGCACGACTAGCACAACCTGTAGTTGAGCCAACCCTAGATGACGCAGGTGTAGTTATCAACCAAGAGGCGATTGACGCAGACTTGCTACAACGTGAGGGTGCTCAAAACACCATTGATTCTGCTACGCAAGAGGTTTTAGATTTAGTACAATTACGCAACCCTACACCTGAAAGTATTTAACATGACAGACTTACATGATGTTCTCTCACTCGCCGTTACTGGTGCAGTCGGCCTCCTCTGGTATCTCATCAAGCAGAAAGATGATAAAACTACAAAAGCACTTGAATTGTTGTGGTCAAAACACGAAGAAGATGCGATGGCATTAACTGAATTACGCATGTCGATTGTTGCAGAACATTACAAAAAAGTCGAGTTGGATTTAAAATTCGGGAAGGTTGAATCGGCAATTATTAACGCTGCTGAACGTGCCGAAAAGTCTTCTGATGCGCTGGCTGGCAAGTTCGACAAACTGGCTGAGACGCTGATTCGCCACATCGCAATTGAAGAAAAGCTGATGGAAAAGAAATGAGATTGCTAGCTTTATTCTCTTTGGCTTTGACTGCTAAAACCATTTTAATTTTCTTGGTGACGCTATGAAATCAAGCGCGGGTTGTATCGCTCTAATCAAAGCATTTGAGGGTTTCGTGCCGCATCCATACCAATGCCCTGCTGGTGTCTGGACAATCGGCTACGGCTCAACTCGCTACGTTGACGGCAAAACAGTCGGCTGTAACGACAAGCCAATCACCGAAACGCAAGCCGCTGAGATCGTTAAACAGACGCTCGTGCAGTATGAGGATTGCGTCAACCGTTATGTCACCGTGCCACTGAACCAGCAACAGTTCGATGCGCTAGTTGATTTTGCATACAATGCTGGCGCACAGAATCTCAGAACCTCGACATTGCTTAAGCACCTAAACAAAGGCAACTACAGCGCAGCAAGCCAAGAGTTTGGTAAGTGGGTGAACGGTGGCGGTGTGCGTTTGAGCGGATTGGTCAAACGGCGTGAGGCTGAACGGAAACTGTTTTTAACGGCTTAATCGGTGGCAAGTGAGGGGATCGTAGCCTTGACACTAAGGCGCGAAAGCGCGGCAGCCACAAGTTCGGAGTATCGTAACCGACACGAATTGAAAGGAATATAATGAAAGACTTTCTTATTAATGTTTTCACGAGTGCAGATAATTCCACTTTCTCAATGTCAAAATTGATAGGATTTACAGGTGCTTGCGCGATGATTTTCGAGTTCTTGAAAGTCGCATCTGTAGATTTTCAAGGCTTCGGCATTGCGTTGGCAAGCCTGATCGGCGCGTTTGCAGTTAAGAGTTACACCGATACAAAATGATCGATCTACAAACCAAGGCAATCGCCGCTCTCGTAGCCCTGACCATGTTGTCCGGCCTTGCTTACATCGTGCGGCATAATGGCGTTGTAGCTGGTCGTGCTGAAGTGCAAGCGGCTTGGGATACTGATAAAGCTGAACGTAAAGTGATTGCAGACAACCAAGCGGCAAGTGCTAGAGAAACTGAGAGGAAGCAAAATGAAATATCCAAAAAGCTGGCTGAGAATTACAAATTTGACGTTAGTCTGCTTGCTAACCGCCTTCGGGACTACGGCTTGCAAGACGCTCAAATTATGTCAGGGTCAGAATGTGTGCGAGTGGCAGACGGTGGACGTAGTGCAATGCCCAGCCAAACCGACTCCGCCGCCGGAATTACTGCAACCTCTACGGCTGGAACCCTTATTAAATACTCTGATGCGTTAAGCGATACACTTCAGTGCAGCAAGCTGATTGAGTGGGTGAAGGCTGAATCACTTTAACAATTCCGCCGTTAATTCATCGAGTATTTTATCAAACGCTTCGTACAGATACTCAGGGAGTGCTGGATTGCCCATTAATCCAGCAGCTTCGAGCGCCGACAATAATTTTATAATTTGGATCGCTAACGATTTATCAATCATCCCTGCTCTCCTATATATTCTTTTGCCAGCTCCAGCCAAACATCAAACTCCTGCGTCCCTTTACCTGCACGGCACAAGCCTTTCAAAATCATAGTCAGTCGATACTGATTATCAAGCCGCGCTTCATACCATCGCAGACAATCTTCAGCAGCTTTCAGATTCTCGCGTAGGGTGTTGTATTCCTGCTCGGTGTATGTTTTTATGTCGTCTCGGTTAATCATTTCATCCACCCAAAAAAATCAATCCATATCAAAACATTGATTATCGTAACCACGGCCATCGTAAAAAAATAAACTTTCGGTATGCTCATGCTTTACTCCTTTGGTCTGGTGAATAGGGGTTGGCATGGTTGTGGCATCCAATCCGCAGGCGGGCAATACCTAAATATATCGTTCTCTTCATCAAGCCATGCCACAGGCTCTTGATTTTCCCATGCGTCTAGACGGGCTTGTATCTTGTCGTAATCAGCTAGCTGTAGTTTCATCACTTGCCAGTCGGTGCTGATTTCGTGAATGCGAGCTTTCAGTTCTGCGTTCTCTTTTTCACCACTTAAATCGACATTTCTTAAATCAACATCGCTTAAATTAGCACCGCTTAAATCAGCATAGCGTAAATTAGCACCGCTTAAATCAGCATAGCGTAAATTAGCACTTCTTAAATCAGCATAGCTTAAATCAGCACCTATTAAATCAACATTGCTTAAATCAGCATTGCTTAAATTGGCACCTCTCAAATTGGCATCACGTAAATCGACATTTCTTAAATTTGCACCGCTTAAATTAGCACCGCTTAGATCTGCATTTCTTAAATCGGCATAGATTAAATCGGCATTGCTTAAATCAACACATCTTAAATCAGCATAGCGTAAATTAGCACTTCTTAAATCAGCACCTCTTAAACTCTCAGCATCTACCACAAAAATGACATCTCCCGATACTTTATGTTTAATCTCAATCATCTCATCCCCTCTGTTGGTCTGGTGAATAGTGGTGTCACTGTTTCGCCGTAGTTAGCATTAAAGTCTTGATGGTCACGAGCTTTCAGTTCTGCGATCTCTTTTTCGATCGCCTCATACTTTTTCATCGTAGCTCCCAAATCAATACCTGTCTTAAGTCCATGTTGCGCCGACACTAAATGCCTCATCTAACGTGTCATAAAGCTCACCTTCCTGCCTCTTTTCCCCGTACTCTCCAAGATCAATTAACAGAAATTTCCCACTTTTTTCTTCGATTGAAAACCCACCGTCCCTCTTCGAAAAATGGGTTACTATTCCGTCGACTACGGAAACATATAATCCACACTCATCTAGTATTGTTTTCATCTCACTTCCTCATACGGATTACCCTGTGCATCAAACCCGCCGGATAATTTAGCAATGGATTGTGGCTCTTGCGCTTTCTGCCACACACAGGCGGCTTGCCATACATCATATAGACTGCCGTAGCTGGATTCTGGTAGCAGTAGCCACTTCTCAAATGCTTCTCGTTCGTTCATACCTGTCCACCTCTTTTTTCATTAAAAACCACCATAAACAATCATTGCGGCAAATGCAAAACTGAAGGCCACGGTTAAAACGCATTCAAAAAAACTCAGGTCATCTTTTTTCATTTTATTTTCCTCACGTTGTCTTTACATTCTTTACACTTCCAGAACGGCTTGCCTGTCGATGTGCCGCCTTTCGTTGCTTTAATCTGGCGGCACTTGGTGCAGATTCTCGTTGTAAAATGGATATATAATCCCTGATTGATTAGGTTGTTATTCATCGCATTCGCTCATCGCATCCGACAACAACTCTCCAAAGCTGGCCGCCACTTGCTTGATAATGTCTATTCTAGCCATTTAAGTCTCCTTTTCGTTGAACAGGATTCTATTCTCTACTAGGTGGTATAGTCTTGTCAAGCGTTTCTATTAACTTTTCTATATATTGTTTTGCTTTCAAGACATCTTCTAGTCCGTTTTTATCCTTATACCGCGATATGTACTTGATTATGTTACCTTCTAGGTATCCAAGATTGTTAGCAATAATGTAGTCCCACGGTTGTATCTTTTTCCCAACATAGTGCGAACCACCTATTTGAATATCATTTGCGCTCATTCTTTTTTCCTTTTCATTGCGTTAAGTAGTGCTTCTTGAATAGATGCCTTGCCGTCTAGCACCTCTAGTATCCGTTCATCAATCGTATTCTCACCAACCAGATAGTGGAGGAATACGTTTCGGTTATAGCCACTCTGGAGTTGTCTTACCGTGCCGATACGTTCGATGATTTGGAGGTGATTCTCTAAGTTCCAGTCTAGGCTAAAGAACACCAGCGTATAGCCACCATGTTGAAGAGACAAACCATGTCCTGCCGACTGGGGATGGGCAAACAATATTGGAATTTTACCATCGTTCCAATCTCTAATCGTCTGGGGGTTTTTGTCTAAAACTTTCCCTTGTTTAAAAGCAGACAGTAATCGCGCCAAGTCGCTCTTAAAGTGGTATGCCACCAGGATGGCCGCCCCCGCCGCCTCTTCAATAATGTCGTGTAGAGCTTGAATTTTCGCATCGTGAATTTCCTCCCAGTTACCTTGATCGTCGGTATAAACTGCGCCGTTGCTGACTTGGATAAGTTTCATTGACTTAGCTGCAGCATTGAATACTTCAATCTCTTCACCGGATGCTAACTCAGTAAAGAAGGCAGTTTCAATATCTTTATAATGCTTCATTGCTTTTGGTGGTAATGAGACTTTCATTATGTTCTTAATCGGTTTCTTTAGATCAAAATAATCTTCAGATTTGATGGTCAAACAAATGTCCCGAAGTCTGTCCTCTATTTCAGCTTGTGCGCCGGTTACAGGCACTATGCCAAAGCCTGACCAGTCAGGTTTAAACCAACGGGAGGTGAACGACGAGAACGATTTACCTAGGCGTTGTCCACGGTCGAGGAAGTGCATCTGACCCCACAAGTCCTGGATACCTTTTGGCGCACACGTTCCCGTAAGTTGGATAAACCGTTCGACCTTAGTATGTGCTACCCGGGATAATGCTTGTGCTCGCATACTACCTTGACGAGTGCGGTAACTTTTAAGTTTGGTTGATTCATCCGCGACAACAATCTTAAATGGCCAATCGTCACCGAGATAATTCACTAACCACGGCAACTGCTCGTAGTTCGTGGTAAATATATCGGCTTTACTACGGAGGAGTCGCTTCTTAGTATTAGCATCACCGTGGATATTAACGACCTTGAGGTGTCTCAGGGTCGCCCACTTCTGTATCTCGTCTGGCCATACCGACTGAGCTACCCGTAACGGCGCGATGATTAACGCTGGCGGCTCATCCCCCAGCATGAAGAGGGTATCTAAAGCCGTGAGGGTTGCCGCAGATTTTCCCATGCCCATGCCTGCCCATATTGCGCAACGCGGTGTCTGTACGATAAAGTCTATAATCTGCCGTTGATATGGCCTTGCTATGAAGTTCACGCCCACTCCAATGCGCCATCGACGCTTTCAAATGAATCGCAGACATTAACCGCAAAGCCAAGATTACGGATACGAGTATGCTCTCTAAGCTGGCCTTCATTAGCCTTCTTACCGGGAGCCTTCAATTCGACGAAAATAATATGGCCGTCAGGTAGTAGGCATATTCTATCTGGCACATTACACCGTTGCGGACTGGTGAACTTAAAAGCAATTCCGTTGCGTAGTGCAACTTGTTGACATAGGTACTGCTCAATATCGGATTCACGCATGATTAACCCTTGTAATATCGTTTAGTTTCAAATCCTGCGGCGGCTAACGGTAATCCTGTTGCCCACGGAGGAACGGTGGATAGTAGTTCTGATAACTGAGTTACGTTGTAATCAGGGGTGTCTGGGCATTCTGTGATAACTTCATCATGGATAAGCATCTCAACGCGATAACTAAACGATTCGATTATCGGCAGGGTAAATGCTAGTACGTCACGTGCTAAACTCTGACAACAGTTATGTACAATTACAGG